CACAACAATCATTGCCGCTGAAAAATTGGGTAAGATTGGATACGGAATTGAGATTGACCCGAAGTATGTCGACGTAATTGTCAAGCGTTGGCAGGACTTCACTGGTAAGGAAGCAGTCCACGCAGAGACGGGAGAGACATTCAATGGCTCACGTTAAACTGACAGCAAAGCAGGAAGCATTCTGCCAAGGCATCGCTGATGGACTAGGCCAAGCTGACTCATATCGCTCTGCTTATGATGCAGAAGGAATGAAGGATAACACAATATATCCTTTGGCTTCTAAGCTAATGAAGAACGACAAGGTTGCCGCAAGAATATCTGAGCTGCGTGAAAGCGTTCAAGAGAAGCAGCTCTGGTCTCGTGAAATGTCTGTCAAAGCACTTGTACAAGCTTATCGTGAAGGCTCTGGAGCGGTGAAGGTGTCGGCAGTCAAAGAGCTAAACGCGATGCACGGTTATAACGAACCTTCAAAGCTAAGTATCACTGGCAACATGGTTACACGCATTGTCCGCGAAGTGACTGATGACAACGCTGAAGATTAAAACCCCGCGATGGTTTAAGCCATTCCTAAAGCCTAGTCGCTATAAAGGCGCTCATGGTGGCCGTGGTTCAGGCAAGAGCCATGCCTTTGCTGAGGCAATGATTGAAGCTCATGTCATGGATCAATCGCATCGTTCGGTGTGCGTCCGTGAAATACAAAAGTCGCTATCGCAGTCGGTCAAGCGGTTGTTGGAGATTAAGATCGAGCATCTTGGCGTCCAGAGTTACTTTGAGGTGCAAGAGGCGCAAATCAAATCACGATACGGCGATGGCTTGATTATATTTCAGGGTATGCAAAACCACACAAGCGATTCCATTAAGTCGCTAGAGGGCTTTGACTGCGCCTGGGTAGAGGAAGCGCAATCACTTAGCCAGCGTTCGCTTGACCTGTTGCGCCCGACAATCCGTAAACCTGCGACAGTTGATAAGCCACAATCTGAGTTATGGTTTACTTGGAACCCCAGTAAAGCCACTGACCCAATCGATATGCTGCTGCGTGGGCCAAATCCGCCACCTGAATCTATTGTCCGTGAAGTCAATTTCAAAGACAATCCTTGGTTCCCTGACGTTCTAAAAAACGAAATGGAATATGATCGTGGACGCGATCCGGATAAATACAAGCACGTTTGGCTGGGAGGCTACACATCAAACAGCGAGGCTAGAGTATTCCGCAACTGGACAATAGAGGAGTTTGATACGCCAGATGACGCAACGCATCGCTTCGGCGCTGACTGGGGCTTTGCATCTGACCCGACTGTTCTAATCCGCTGCCATGTTGTTGGCCGCACAATCTATGTCGATCATGAAGCGTATCGCGTTGGCTGTGAGATTATGGACACGCCAGACCTGTTCTTCACCATTCCGGACTCTGAGAAGTGGCCCATCGTTGCTGATAGCGCGAGACCTGAAACGATTAGCCATATGCGTAAACATGGCTTTCCAAAGATTATGCCAGCAATCAAAGGGCCTAAGTCTGTAGAGGAAGGCGTCGAATGGTTGAAGTCATACGACATCGTTGTTCACCCTCGCTGCCAGCATACGATTGACGAATTAACGTGCTACAGTTATAAAACCGACCCCTTGACAGGACAAATCTTGCCAATCCTTGCGGATCGTGATAATCACCTTATAGACGCGCTACGTTATGCGTGCGAGGCCATACGTCGGGCAGTCCCTCCAAAGACTTTCGATGTGCAACCTTTGGCAACTGTGAGTAGGTGGTAAATGGCTCGACTGAATAGAGAACAAAGGTTTGCGAACATCCATCAACAGGCGATGACGGAGTTCGACCGCGTTCAATCGTCGGTGCGTGATGAACGTCTCCAGTGCCTTCAGGATAGACGCTTCTACTCAATCGCTGGCGCACAATGGGAAGGCCCACTGGGCGACCAATACGAAAACAAGCCGCGCTTCGAGGTAAACAAGATTCACCTTAGCGTCATTCGTATCATCAACGAATATCGAAATAACCGCATCGCTGTAGACTTTGTAAGCAAAGATGGCGACACGGATGAAAAACTAGCTGAGACTTGCAATGGTCTCTATCGTGCAGACGAACGGGACAGCGGCGCAGAAGAAGCATACGACAACGCTTTTGAGGAAGCAGTCGGCGGTGGCATTGGCGCATGGCGCTTACGCACTGCGTATGAAGATGACGAGAACGACGAGGACGAACGCCAGCGCATCCGCATAGAACCAATCTATGACGCTGACAGCTCTGTGTTCTTCGACCTTGACTCTAAGCGCCAGGACAAAGCCGACGCTAAGTATTGCTTCGTTCTGTATTCCATGACCTATGACGCTTATAAAGCTGAATGGAATGATGACCCAACGACATGGCCTAAAGAGATTCACCAGTATGAGTTTGACTGGGATACGCCTGACGTTGTGTTCGTCGCTGAATACTATCGCGTTGAGGAAACCCGCGAGACTGTCCGCATATTCCTGACAATCCAAGGCGAAGAAGAACGCTACACGCAGGCGGACTTCGACGCAGACGAAACGCTAGAGGAAACTCTCGCTGCTGTTGGCACGGTCGAAGTTCGTCAGAAGCGTGTTAAGCGTAAGCGCGTCCGCAAGTATATCATGAGCGGTGGCGGCATCCTTGACGATATGGGATACATTGCTGGTAAGAACATTCCGATTGTTCCTGTCTATGGTAAGCGTTGGTTCGTTGACAACGTAGAGCGTTGCATGGGCCAAGTGCGCCTAGCGAAAGACCCGCAGCGCCTGAAGAATATGCAGCTATCGAAGCTGGGCGAGATTAGTGCGCTTTCATCCGTTGAAAAGCCAATCCTGCTTCCTGAGCAAGTCTCTGGTCACCAAGTGATGTGGGCGGAAGATAACCTTCGCAACTTTCCTTACCTCTTGGTCAATCCTATCACTGGCCCTAATGGTGAGACGCAAGCTGCTGGGCCTGTTGCTTACACCAAGTCGCCACAGATTCCGCCAGCAATGGCAGCACTGTTGCAGATCACCGAATCCGACATGGCTGAGATACTGGGCAACAACCAGCAATCAGACAAGATGGTCAGCAATATCAGCGGCAAGGCTGTTGAGCTTATCCAGACCCGCTTGGATATGCAGACGTTCATCTACATGAGCAACATGGCTAAGGCTGTGCGTCGCTGCGGTGAGATATGGCTGTCAATGGCTAAAGACATCTACGTTGAAGAAAAGCGCAAGATGAAGACGGTCGGCTCTATGGAGGAAGTTGGTTCGATTGAACTGATGAAGCCACAGATCGACGAAGAAACTGGCGAACTGATTTACGAGAACAACTTGGCTGACGCTATATTTGATGTCGCTGTAGACGTTGGCCCATCGTTCAGCAGCCGTCGTGACGCAACAGTCCGTGCGCTTACTGGCATGATGCAAGTTACCACTGATCCGACAACCCAACAGGTTCTGCAAGCTATGGCTATCATGAACATGGAAGGCGAAGGCATTGGCGACATCAAGGAATACTTCCGCAAGCAGCTAGTCCAGTTGGGCGTTGTCAAGCCAACGGAAGAAGAACAACAGCAGATGATGGAAGCGCAAGCAAACGTGCAGCAAGATGCACAGACCACGTACTTGCTTGCTGAAGCCGCTAAATCACAGGCTCAAGCTATCCAAGCACAAGCTAACACTGAATATACATTGGCACGTTCGGAAGAAACGAAGGCCAAGACAGCAGAGACCATCTCAAACATCGACATTGACCAGCGCAAGTCGGCAATTGAGACTGCTGAAAAGATTGGGGAAGCATTGCGACCCAGTACGAATGTGGTTCCACCCTCCACACAATTTGGGTGAGTTAATGGGGTTAAAACATGAAAACGGCAGAACAGGATAACGACGACAACATCGACACAATCGACATCGACACAGACTTCAATGAGCAATCGGATGATGAGACCAATTCCATCGACGATGAACCAGAAGACGAAGATGACGAAGATGAAGTCGTAATATCTATCGGAGAGGAATCGCCACCTCAAGATGAAGAAGTTCGTGCGCCTGCTTGGGTGCGTGAATTGCGTAAATCGAAT